TGTACACTTTTATTTCTATGTATTGAGGTAAATTTTAATGGTACAAAATCTTTTTCATCTAAAGTTGTTCCATCACCCAATGTAAGAGTTTCACCTTCAAAGATATTGGTATTATTAATAGTATCAGCAATTTGACCCATACCTCTTTTCTTTTCTATAAAATCATCTTTTGATATTGGTCCTCTAATCTTACTTGCAAATGATTTACCCTCTCTATCAGGATTTGAACTAAATATTGTTCTATCAATTACAATTGATGGTTTTGCTGCTAATCCACCTTCTTCACTAGCATCTATAAAGTTTAACTTATATGGTTCGTTATTATTTGTAGGTTTTGTTGCACCAACAGACTTACTTTCTGGGTCTGAATTTAAATTCAATGTTTTTGAATACATCAAACCTTTTGCATCTCTTAATCCATCTGAATTTGGTTCTCCTATTGTTACACCTAAAGCGTTATCAATACTACCATAGTTTATTGTTGTATTTTTAAGACCAGTAGTTCCAGCGTTATTAAATCCAGTTACACCACCTTCTCCAAATAATTTACCTCTTAATTTATCTTTTCCGAATGATATTGCGTTACCTAAAGCTTGCTTTCCAATTGTTTTTAAATTTCCACCACCAGTACCTTTTAAAAATTTACCTAAAAGAGAACCTTCACCTGATTTTTTGATTTCTGCCAAATCAATCATTCTATTTTGAGTTTCACCTTTTTTAGAAATAGAATCAAATCCTATTACTTTTGTTGGTATTACTCCAGATGGAATACCTAATTTATCATTTACAAAATCTCTAGCTTTAGAAATAAATCCACCTAATAATCCACCACCACCAACACTACCTTCAGGACCAGTTCCTTCTCTCATCTTATCTAAAAGTGGAGTACTTCTAAGTGTTAATCTTGGTAATTCAGTACCATAAATGAATGGCATTGATGCCGTTCTTATTAATCTAGCTCCTGTTACTTCTTCTTCTAAAAGAGTTTCACTTCCTCTAGCTCCTAAATTTTTTCTAGCTAATCTAGCTAAAGACATACCAACAGTATTCACAAATGGGTCAGCTGCTGAAATACGAATATCTTTTGAGTTTCGTATAGCATATGCTTCTTCAGCGGTTTTACCACCTTGTGAGGGTAATTGTTTACTTTTAAATAATTCTTCTAATGTTGGCATAATATATTATATTGCGTATGAATTACTTCCTATCTTATTTACTCTACTTGCTATCGCTGATGTAACTTTTCCCCCATCTATATAAACATCTTTTGTTTCTCTAAATGTTGTTTTCAATTCTTCTACCCAAGCTGGAGTTTCTTCAGCTCCTCCACCAGCATCACCACCTAAACCTAATAAGGAACTTGCGGCTCCAAATGCTGAAACAGCCATCATTGCTGGAATTGCCGCTATACCAGCAACTGAGAATCCTACTAAAGATGCGGTTAGTGCAGCAAATCCACCAGCTAATCCTAATACGGATAATGCTAGTTCTGGGGTTGCTACTTGTGCTATCTTTCCAAAGAAATCTCCCAATCCACCAAATACTTTTGCAACGGCTGTACCTACTGATACTACAATGTTACCAATAGCTTCACCAAATGCTTTAATACCAGGTGCTGCTATTTTAAGTGCGAATCCAATACCAATAATTGCTCCAGTTACTGCAGCTAATCCTAATAGAGCTGCTGGGCTAGCAAATGCACTAACACCCTTTGCTAATCCTTTCATTCCAGCACCCATTCCTTTCATCATTCCACCAATTCCACCACCTTTAGATACTTTACCAACGTTACTAGCTACTGATTCAGTTGCTGAACCTGCTACGGAAGTTGCAGCTCCTGCTGCTTTCTTCCCTAAACCAACCATACCTTTTAGTTTACCTAATGTTTTTGAAATGCCACCACCAAATGCTGTCCAAGTTTGACCTGCCTGAGCTGACATTGTTAAGAATCCACCAGCCCAACTCATCATTTTAGGACCTAATTCAGATACAGCCATTTTTAAAGATTCTCCTAAGTTGGAGAAATCTCCACTCATTAGTTTAGATATTTTTTGTGCTTTTTCTTGGTTTGCTGCCATCTTTCCAAGTTCTGCAACTGATACTCCTAATAAATCAGCCGTTGCTTTCTTTTGGAAGTAATCCATTTTATTGAAAGATTCAACTCCACCTAAAGCTCTTAATGTTTCTTCAGTAGCACCTGTTAAATCCCCTTGCATAGCTAATGACCTAGCTCTATCTAAATTGATATTCTTACCGAGCATTGCACCTAACTCTAATTCTTTGTTTATAGAGTTTTCAAAATCTAAGAGATTATCAGCTATACCACTAATGGTACTCATATTAGTACCAAGTTTAGCAGCATATCCTGCTGCTTCTATAATATTTTTACCACCTTCTTTACCAAATAATGCGAATTCCTCAGTTGCTCCGGCAACATCACCCATTAATTGAGAAACTGGTATGTTGTTCATTCTAGCAAATTCTCTACTACCAGCTGCGAGATTACCAGCAGTTTCTAATGAACCACCATTTAACCTAGCTAAAGAACCACTTAATGTTGCTGCTTCGGCACCACTAATACCTAAATTATTAGCCATTAAGTTAGTTTGAAGTTGTGCTCCAAATGTAGCATCTTCCAATCCACCCATTTCGGCAGATAATGATTTTAGAGTTTCTGCAGAATCACCAAATGCAAAACTTAATACAGTTGCACTACCAGCTGCTCCACTTAAACCTTCACCAACTTGCCCTAATTCTTTATTTACTTCGGATAGTTTACCAAAAAACTTTCCACCACCTATTAATAGCAATCCAGTTATACCTTCTGCACTTTTTAGATTAGTAACAAATGTTTCAGCAGTTTCTGTTATGGCTTGCATTGAAGATTTTAATGCTTCTTGTGCTGCTTTTTGTCTTTCAAGAGATGCTTCTTCCGCTTCGGATAGGTTTGATAAACTCTCTGCTATTGCATTTTCTTGCTTTAAACTAGCTATTAAACTTTTACTTCGTTTATCAAGAGAATCCATTATATCATCTCTTTTACCCACTAATAGCAATCGTTGTTGTTCATCCTCTGAACTTAAATTTGCTATATCACGATTTAGACTAAGAATTTCTAAAGATTTTTTTACATTTTTGTCTTGACCACTAGCTATTAAATTTAAATTACTAGTTTGCTTAGCTTTAAAATCAGAATAAATACCGGATATTGATTTTATTGAAGATTCTTCATCAGCAAAATATTGTTGTCTTGTATCATTTACTTTTTTAAGTTCTTTAGCATTAGATACTATTGCCTTTTTTAAATCTTTTAATTGCTTTATTTGTTCTTGAGTAATGGCACTACCAGCAGCTTCAATCTTATTTATTTCAGATTGAAGAGATTTTATCTCTTTTAATAAATCAGCTCTACTTTGTGCCATTTAGTAGTTTATTTTGAATATTTCTTTATAAGGTCATCTAATTCTGCTTTTTCTTTTCTAATTTTTTCCATTTTATCTGTAAAAGATTTTGGTAAGCCTCTATCAGATGCTTTTTTAATTATTCTATTAGCAGTACCCTTTTGCAATCCATCGAAAAAGTCTCCTATGAATCGAGAAACCATATTTAGTTCATTTATTTCTTTTTTTGACATGATTAGTTTCTTTATAGTTTTATACTACTATAAATATTGGATAAAAAAAAAGTAAGGATTATTTTCTAACCCTTACTTTTGATTTACGTTCTGCTTTTTTGTATTCGTCTGCTTCTTTCTTTTTGAGGTCTAATAACTTTTTGAAGTAAAACTTTCTCCATTGTATTGGCATGAAGTAAACATCTCTCCAAGTAAATCCATTACCAAAGTTAACCAACTCCCAAATTTGATTATGTAATTGAATCGAGTAATCACTCGGAAGGGTAAAAAAACCCGGCCCCAAAGGGGATATCGAGAGCCTCCTCTTCTCCCGTCAACTCTGATACAAAGTTGAATTTTAAATCCATATCTGGACTGATTTCTCTTACATATTTTCTGAATGCTTTGGTATCTAATGCTAAGAATGAGTTTGATACCCACTTAGTAATGAATCCCCTATCTTCATTACCATCTACCGATTGAATCATATATTTCAAACGAGTTGTTACATCAAATGTAGTATCTCCCTTTCCTTTATATAATCTAGCTAATGCTTGGTTTTCTTTTGTGATTTCAGTTTCATCACCATGTGTTAGAAGTTTGAATTCTAACTCTGCCCCACTTTTTGGTAATTTAAATTTATAAAGATTTTCACCATTTAATAATGATTCATTAAAATCTTTTGTTTTTACCTTAGATAAATCAATACTTACCTCCTGCTCTTCAAATGTAGATGGGTCAGTTATTTCTACTTTATATTCTGAACCATAACCCATTACTCTAGTTGCTAATAGGATTGCGTTTTTATCACCAATAAAGATATCATTGATATCTACACCTGGTTCTACAACTACTGATTCAAATAACTTATCTAATACTACACCTTTTTTAATTAGGGATTGAGATGCAAGAATATCTTCTTCTCTTGCTGTCATATATTTAATCTCAATATTACCCTTTCTTAGTGGGTGTCCTTCTGGATAAACTAATCCTTTTGATGGTAAATCCACTACCTCAGTTGGGAAATCAAATTTATTTTCGTTCATAATTAACCTTTATTTGTTTGTATATATAAGTATATCAAAACTAAAAAGTTATAAAACGAAAAAAGGTTCTCACTAAGAGAACCTTCTTCAAATAAATAGATAGTAGTGGATAATATCTAAAATTCTAATATTGCGTAATCGTATGATAAAGTTAATTCGATATCAGCAGGGTCATTAGATTCAAATGATAAATCATTAAAGTTAGCTGCCTGAATAAATGCACCTTTTAACTTCCATTGTTCGATTTTATCACCAACAGGTCCTAACATATAGAAATCAATATCTTTTTTGTAGAAATCTGCGTATCCTTTTCTACCAGTTAAAGATTCGTATCCTAATCTCACCCATTCCATCACTTGTTGTGCTCCACTTGGAACAATTGGGTCATATAATGTAATTGAGATATCTTGCCATTCACCTTTACCTTGTAGTTTTCTATAAGTGTTGATGTGGTCTAACTTCACAGTTTCGAAATTGATAGATGGTCTAGCTGCGGCTTTTATCAAGTAAGATTGAATTCCATCAATCTCCATGATATACCTGTTCTTCATCTTCGGTTCGAAGTTGGTGAACATCATTTCGTTAAATTCTAATACTTCTGCCATTTTTTTATTTTCCTCTTTATACTAATAAATATTAGTTGTTCAAATTTTTATATTATGCTGAGAACGATGCTCCAGTTGGTAAGATGTTGAAATCAATTACAATGAATTCAGCGGTCTTAGCAGGTTGTAGGAAAATCTGTCCAGCTAATATGTTTCTATCAACAACATCAGGTGTGTTGTTAGTCTCATCCATAACTACTTTAAATGCGTACAATCCTTGTCTTTGTTGGATACCTTCTAAGTAAGGTTGTACAGTGTTGATGAATCTACCTCTAGTCGATGCCGTATTTTGTTCGAATACTAAGAATCGAGATGTAGATGCTACAAATTTCTTAACGTTGATTAACAATCTTCTTACATTGATTCTATCCAATGCTGATGCTTTATCTTGCAACGTTTTTTGTCCGAATGCTACAATACCTTGTCCAGGGAAAGTTGCGATTGGATTTACTTTGTTTTCATATAAAGTATCTCTTTCAGAGTGTGTTAATCTATTCAATACTGAAACTGCTCCAATAATACCTCCTCTATTTAAACCAGCAGGTGCGAACCATTCAGCTGCAATAGCGTCATTCGCTGCGTACACAGCAGGTAATAATACTGAAGGTGGTACTGAGATTAGTTTGTTTGTATTTGAATCTACTGTCTTAACCCAAGGATAATAAGAACCTACATAGTTCGAATCAATTGAGTTAGCTTGAGTAGTTACTTGTGCTATTGTATCGTTTACTGAAGTTAAATCAGCGATGTAGAAACAATCTTGTCTAGCTTCTACCATATCCAATACATCAGTTACAACTGCTGGGTGTAATCTTCTTACAATACCCGGAGTTGCTACCATATTAATATCATATTCATCAGCGTTTGAAATTGCGTTCACAGCTTTAGCGTATCCAACTGAACCACTAGCAGTAGAATCAGTTAAATCAAATCCTTGTGAATTTCCAGCTGAGATTGAAGAACCTAAAGCGATTTCTCTATTCGGGCTCATTCCATCAAATCCTCCTTGGAATCCTAATGAGAATTGTCTCTTAATCATATCAGCGGTTGCTGAACCAGTCATTTCTAATGATAATCCAACTCCACTTATATTTCCATCAAATCCAAACACTACATTAGAACCAACTCCTACACTTTCAGGTAGTGGGTTCATATAGTTAGCGTTATCATCTTTTACACCATCTGATTCAAAATCAAATCCAGCATAAAATTGTGGGTTACCACTTGTGTTAGCAATAGAACCGGTTTGGAATACAGCTGATGGAACTTGAGTTTCATCAGTTGCTTTAATTGGGTTAGAGTATGCTCCATGTCCAAATGGTGCTGCTGATACAGGGTATGAACCTTGTTCACCAACTTGTACTCTAATGTATTTTGAATTGTTTAACCAATCACCCCATTCAGTAATCTTACCATTTGAATCAATGGTACTATATCTATCACCAATTACTCTCGCAATATAGTTTGGAGATGCTGGGTCTAAGTTTACATTACTAAATGTTTCTAATACTACTTTTCTCTTATCAGTATCAGAGTAAGAACGAACAGTTACAGTAAATACTGAATAATCAGTTCCACCATCTTCACCTGCTGCTTTTACATTTGATATAGATATTTTAAATCTTTTGTTTTCACCATTACCATGTCCTAAAGTATGGAACTTAAATAGGTCATATCTTTCACCGGAGATTAATTGTGATTTTACAAATGGTGTTGCTGCTGAACTAGCATCGTAAGTAAAGTTCTGAGTTGGTAATACAACTGATTGTACTACATTTTTATCTTCGATTCCATCATATGCATTCTTAAAGTAAGAATAAGCGTATGCATCTTTCGAACCTCTTGGGTTAGAACCGAATACATCAGTTACATCGTTATTATCAGTTGAGTCTAAAGAAGAAGAAATTTCTCCAATTCCACTACCACTAACAACAAATGAACCTGTTGCACTTCCATCAGATATACTAAATCCACTAAATCCAACTTCTTCATCACCATTGTGTGTTGAATGAAGTGTTGAAATTAATTTAATTCCAGCTGAACCACTTACTGCAATACCAATAGGGTTTGCTTGGTTATAACCACCTACACCTGCTACTCTAACAATTGTTACAGTACCAGCTTCTCTTAGATAGTTTTGTACTGCATATTCTGTATAGTAAGTACCGTCAGGTGTACCAAATTTATCTTCAAACTCACTTTGAGTTCGAACTACTGTGGGAACAAACGCTGGTCCTTGTTTGAAAGGTCCAATGAACGCTGCTCCGATTTCTCCAACCCCTTGTGCTAAGAACGAAAGGTCATTTTCTCTCGTAAATACTCCAGGTGATACAATTCTTTCTGCCATATTATCTCCGTTTATTAAATAAACAATTTAGTTATTACTAATATAAATATAACTAAAACGTTGAAACCATTAATTAATCGCCAGAACCACTAACTGGTGTTGGTGTTACTGAACCTGTTGACCAAGGTAAGTCCTCTGAACCGATTTCTTCACTAGCATCATCAACCTCATCAATTTTATTTTGAATTTGTTCTGAGATGTGGTCCCAATATCCCCCATTAGGGTTTGTTACTGATGCTGATACCCATCCAGCTACTAACTCTTCAGTTAAATCTCCGAAAGCTACAAATTCATCAGATGAACCTGATTCGAAATCTAGTGGAGTTGCTCCAACGAATCTACCTTCAGTTCCGGTAGCTCCCTCAGTACCAATACATGTCCATCTAACGTGTAAAATTACATTTTCAAGATCACCTATCGTTTTTTTAGTCATTTGGGTTACACCCCAAGAATAAGTTACTGCCATTTTATTTTCCTTTTTATATATATAAGTATATAGGTTGTTCCCCAAACGGAAAACAATCACCTATAAATATAACCATTTTTAGTTAAACACAAATATTAAGATATACTTCCAGAAGTTTCTACAAAACTTGATGATACGTGATTCCAAGCTTCTATTACGAATGCAGATTCACTAGCTATCAAATGTGCTTCATTGAAACCATCGTAGTGAACATCTTCATGCCTTCTACTAATTTCAACACCATCTTCCATAAAAGAAACTCTCTTTACAACATCTATTGAAGGATTTTGTACGTTTATTTCTAATTTGTTTAAAACTACTAATTTTTCTAATGCCATTTTATTATTTCTTTAATAATTCTTTCATCATCTCTTTTAATTCAGAGAGTTCTGACTTTAAATATTCAATTTCTTCTTTTTGTGATTTAACTATATCATTTTGTTCGTTGATTGCGTTAACTAATAATGGAGTTAACCTATCGTAATCAACAGTCATATAATCATATCCCAATCTCTCAGCTTTTGGAGCAGGATGTACAATTTCAGGAAGAACTGATTTAACATCTTGTGCAGATACACCGACTTGTAGTTCAGTTCCATTCCATCCAATCATATTAGCTTCCTTATTGTTTCTATAATAGAAACCATTAAGTTTACCAACTTTTTCAAGAGCGTTTTCAATATCACCCTCTTTATCCTTTAATCTCATATCTGAGTAGTAAGCTATTACGTTACCCTCAGCGTATAAGTTATCGTTAATTCTAAGACCCCAACTTTCAGTTCTTGCTTTCCAACTACCATTATAGTGAATGTAGAAGTGAGAGTTGTGAATAGCTTCACATAACCACTCATTGTTTACATCATTATATAAACCAGTTGAACTACTATTGTTGTGCATTAATAGTGAACGACCATTCATTGACCATCCTTCCCATCCATTAATACTACCATAAGTAGCTACAGTACCATACTGTCCACCTTCATCTGCAACTGAACGTAATCCATATCCTCTATCTTGGAAGTAAAGACCTGTTGAACTTCTAGCTCTAAACCAGTTGTTTACATATATACTACTCATATTGGATGTAGATGCAGGGTCTGTGTAGTATCCAGTATTATTTGAATCATAATATCTACCAGCATACATTGAACCACCATTACCACTATTCTCATCAAGAACAGGAATAGTTCTCCAACTTCTCCATCCACTCCAAGAACTTCTAAATCTCAAGTTAGTAATTGGTCCACCAACCATCTGCCATCCGTAACCACCAGTGTTCGAACTACGATAGTGGAATGCCTGCATTCCTACCCAGTGAGATGTACCTGATGGTTGATTAGGTGGATTACTCCAAGAATCGATGAAACCAGAACCCCAAGTTGAAACAACGTTCATATCTTGTCTACCCCAACCATAAGCACCAGTCCAATAGTTAGTATCACCAGTTTGACGAGGTCTAGCTCTATAATATTCACCACTATTTCTCGTATGACCTGGTAATCCCATCCAAGCCATTGTTCTATTATTCACACCTTCAAATCTAGAACTATTTCCAGACGCTGGGTTCATATAGTAACCAGTGTTATTTGAATCATAGAAGATTGGTGCTCTTAATGAATCTCCAGCTTGTAGGTTGTAGTTAACATATACGTTATTTCCACCTAATGGGTCAGTAGAGTTGTTAACAGACATCACCTGCGTTGCCATATTGTAATCGTTGTAGAAACGCATACCATTGTAAGATGCGTTTGCCCCAAACTTAATACCAGTATGGAATGCGATTCTTAAATCAGGATATCTATAAGACCAACCACCACTTTCTCTAAAGATTGCATATGCTTCACTTCTATCAGATGACCAGAATATACCAAATCTATCATTAGATGATACTGAACCATCATTGATGAAGTAATTACCAGTTACTCTATTAAATCTAGAATCACCAGAACCACTACCAAAATAATATGCGGTATTACTTCTATCATAGAAAATGTTAGCTCTTACATCATTCATATAAGATGTAGAAGCAAAGTTACCATAATAAGAAGTACTATTTCTATCATAGTAAATATCTGCTTGCATTGAACCATTTACATAAACAGTTCCACCAGTATACCAGTTTAGGTACATACTTCTTCCACTTCTCGCATCTAAGTGTAAGTTACCATTTGTTGAAGCAACTTGTGCGTAAGAACTAGTCCATCTACCATTACCACCAACTGCAAGATATTCACCCCAACTTTGATTTGGTCCAAATAATGCTCCACCTCTCATACGAAGTGCTGTATTAGATGTTGAATTAGGGTCTATATAATATCCAGTATCATTTGAATCATAGAAGATTGGTGCTCTCATCGAACCTCTAGCTAAACCATATCCACTACGAGTTGCTAATTCCCAAGTTCCGTTGTACATTAACTCTACATAAGAGTTTCTCAACATATAGATAGCCCACTCATTTTCAATATCATTATAGATACCTGCTGCGTTTGAATGGTCATGCATAAACACCCAATTTCCATTAATTGAGTATCCACCCCAACCACCTCTAGTGCTTGAGGTTTGAACAGTACCATAGTTACCAGTTACTGTATCTCTACCTACTCTGAATTCCAATGAACTACCATCAGTATAGAAATAAGTACCATTATCATTTGCGTGTCTAATTGCCCAACTTCCACCAGCATCTAATAAACCAATTTCGTTTGAATTAGTTGCGTATAGATAACCCCTAACAGAGTTACCAGAAGTTGTTAACATAATTTGTGATGTAGAAGAACTACCAGAATATAATCTAAATCTAGATGATGAATCAGAATACCAATGCATTCCAGTTGCTTGGTTATATAAACCTTCACCACTATTATCGTTTCTGAACCAGTTTCTTGCGTAGATTTCAGTTGCTCTTAAACCACTATTAAAGTTTGAGAAAGATGCAGGGTCTACATAATATCCAGTATTGTTATAATCATAATAGATTGGTGAACGTACTTGTGAGAATGCATATACAATACCATTTGTATCTACTCTAAATCTTTCAGCTGATGAACCATTCCATACTCTGAATCTTCTATTAGAATAGTAGTTTACATAAATATCATTTCCGTTATATGCATCAATATGGAAGTTACCACCCATATAAATTCTACCACTTCCATTAACCGAAGTTAGAGTAGCACCATTTTCAACTTGAATGTTATTTGTTCTAACATTTCTCATTCGAGCATCACCTTGTGAACTACCAAAGTAGTATGCGGTGTTTTCTCTTTCGTAGAAAATGTTAGCCCTTAAATCATTCATATATGAAGTAGAAGCAAAGTTACCATAGTAACCAGTATTATTTGAATCATAGAACACATCAGCTGCTAGTGATGTTTCGGTTTTATAAATGATAGAATCTCCAGAAAAATCTGATATATTAGTTACACTTGGTGATTTATTTATATATGCCCAACTTCTAGAAGGTGTACTATCAGTATAAGTTACAGCTCTAGTAGTTCTAACTCTTGCTTTTACCTGAGTGTAGTATCTTACATCTACATAAACAGGTACATATCTAATATCTCCACTAATTGTTACAGGTGAACCAATCGTTACTCTAAAATGATTGTTACCATAGACATTAGCATCAACTAATCTTACTTGATATGCGTTATAATATCCCCAAAATACTTGGTATGTCTTTTTAGAACCTCTACCATAATATTGTTCGTGTAATTCTACTTCAAATGTACCAGTACCATTCCAATCGTTCCAATCCATTGAAATCCTAGCAATTTCAAATCTACGAGCTTGAGTACCACTTGCACTTAATGTTGAGTTGATAGCTATTGTTTTATGAACATCTATTTCATAATCATCACCTAAATCAACAGTACCATTTAAGTTTAATGTACCTTGTACAGTTAAGTTATTAAGATTAGTAAGTGAATTAGGGTCAACATAATATCCACTATCATTGTAATCATACATTATAGGTGTTCTAACTCTTGCGTTAAAACTACCTACTTCGGCTGAAAGTTGTGCGTTTCTAGCTCCAGTATCACCATAGAATGTAAATTCTGCACCAGTTCCATCAGGATTAGAATCAGATACTCTAATTTCAGCATCAAATGATGTATTGATGAATCCGATTCTATTACCTGCTAAGGTAAGAGTATTCATATGAGATTGACCTGCTGGATTTACATAATATCCAGTATTATTGTAATCATAGAATTGAGTACCTCTAACATCAGAACTAAATACTGCTCTACTTGAGATTGCTGCTCTAAATGAACCATTATTGATAATCAATAAACCATGGTCATTTAAGTTGTTAGCTCCACCTAATGAACCTGCGTTTGGATGAGACCAATATAAACCATATGCGTTATTTGTAGCATTACCATCTTGTGCGATAGAATACTGGTCATCCATATTAAAGATAGTTTGTAATCTTGTAGATGTATATGTACCAGTGATACCAATACCATAATTAGTCATTCTTATAGTATCGTATATTTCAATTTCGTTTACTCTTGATGTACCATTCGGATTTAGATATCTTGATGTAGTATCTTTATCATAGAATATAGATGCTCTAACATCACCCTGTCTTAATTCAGTACCACCATTAATGTACATCATCTTGTTGGTATAGAATGAACCTCTATCGGTGTACATATGAAGATGTGAAGTATTCATTGCTCCAAAATCAACATATCCACTATTTGATTGTATTCTTAATGCGTTACTATCACCACCTTCAATGTATGGATATCTTTGGTCAGTTAAGTTATGAACATATGAAGCATTATTAGTATAACTACCATGTAATCTTAATCTACCAAGACTCTGCTCTGATTTGTAAAGTTTTAATCCACAATAATGAGTTACACCCACATTTGATGAATAATTAAAAAGAAGTACTGGTCTAGCGTATTGAGCATCTGCATGGAATCCTGTACCTTTTATTTTTCCAGTTACTTTATACCAACCATTTGTATTAGAGTTAGTATCAAATTGATTTCCACCAGAACCCCAATATCTTTTAGAGTTACCATATGATGATTTATTTCTATCATACATTGTCCAACCCATATATAATCTTTGGTTGCTATCACCACCATCAATTACTTTAACCCAAACTTCAAAAGTATATTGAGATTCTTTATCAATCTTAATATATCTACCATCATCAAATCCTAAATAACCAGTAACTTTAAATGCTCCTTCTGCCGGTGCAGTACTATCATCTACTTTAGTTACCTTAGTTGATGTTGTACCAAGTTGTGCTCTTACTTCAGCATCAGTCATTGAATCAGTAATATTGTAGAATGAACCATTCTCAATATTTGCTACATAATTTTCAAGATTACCACCAGTAAGAACGTTGTATCCACCAACAGTTAATCCGTTAAATACAGAAGTTCCAGCAGGATTTGCGTAATAGTTTGTATCATTTCTATCATACATTATAGGAACATCAAGTCTAGAATTAATCAGAACTTGTCCATCTCCTCTAATGATTTGATTCCATGTACCACCTAAACCACCATCTCTGAATGAAATATCTTCACCACCTGATGTTGCTATAATTAAATGAGCATCGTTTGTATCAGTTGCTTGAAGATATCCTCTTTGATTTCCAGCTGATGTGTATAAATAAATTGGTGCTCCACTTTCTAATCTTAACTGATTATTAATTTCAGTACGATACATTTGTGTAGTACCATCTCCATGAAAGTAATATCCACTATTATTTGAATCATAGAAAATAGGTGCTCTGGATGATGCGGATGACCAACTATTACCTGATGTATCTACTCTGAATCTAAATGTAGTACCTTGAGTAAATTGTAAATTACCCGATGAATTACTCATATTATCAGGAGATTCATAGATTCTCCAATCATTACCATTTAACCATTGGATACCTTCACTAGCACCAGGATCATTTATTGTAATATGATTAACATTACTTAAAGTACCATTATTCATATTGATATTCAACATCGAAGATGTTCCAGCTGGGTCTACATATCTTCCCGTATTATTTGTATCATAAAAGATTGGTGCACGAACACTATCATTAAATTGTCCTAAACCAGCAGCTGAGATACTAGCAGCATTACCACTACCCACTCTTCTGAATATCCAACCTCTATTAGAAGTGTTACTCATTGTAAAGTATGTAGCCCAATCACCAGTTACACCACCATGTGTTCCTAAACTTGTACCTGTGAATAAAATACCATAAGTAGGTTCACCTGCTGAATATCCTCCATATAAAGATATACCATCTCTTGTTCCACTACTACTATTGTTTATACCAAAGTGATTAACATTGAGATTATTTAAATTTGATGTAGATGCGAAATCACCATAATATCCAGTATCATTTACATCATTAAATCTACTAGCCCAAAATTCACCAGTTGAATAAAGAATTTTATTATTTCTTACTCTTAGGTAAGTACCATCGGTCATATACCAACCACCACCCCATCCGAATCCAAGTTCTTCATCTTTAAGGAATGTTGATGTACCTCTACCAATTACAATAGCATCGTTATTATTTTTTAACTGAATTGAACCATCGATATGTAGTACATTATTAGTATTTGAACCTACTATTGGAGTATTATCGTTTATAGTATATGTTGGTGATGCATCTCCAACAATTAATTGTCCTTCAGTATATGTTTGAGTACTCGAATCCCCTAATTCTACTTTATCTGGGTCAGTACCTTCATCCATTCTTATGATATTTCTACCACCAGCTACTAATTGTAAATCATCTCCTCTAAATCTAACATAAGTGTTATCATCACCATTATGTCTAATATATTCGTTTACTCTTAACTGAGAGAATACTACTGAATCGGATGTACGAACATTTTGATTCATTGCGTACAATTCGTTTGCACCATGACCAGTATTTACAGTTGCGAATGTTACTGCGTCAGTTGTACGAACATTTTGATTCATTAGATAAACCTCAGTTGTACCTTGTCCAGTGTTGATATTTGCAGCAGTTATTGTACCATTAAAGTCTACTTGGCTATTTGCATAAGAATAGCTAAATACTTCTGTATTTGTTCCGGCTTCCCTTCTAAAGAAAGTAATTCGGTCAGAACCCTCACCACTAATAAATGCAGGTGAATTATCTCCATTATAAGAAATACCACCACCATATGTTGCAGATTGTCCTACATAAAGATAACCTGTACCTTGACCACTACCATAAGCCTCAAATCCAGCACGATATGAATCTCCTGCTAGTACTTGAATAGCAGTATTTGATTGTTTAGATGTAGTTCCTGCTACAATATTTCCAAGAGCCTCTAAATGAGAATCAGCAATCCAACTATCTCTACTTTCATTCCAAATAAATTGTTTAGTTGCTGATGAACCTCTTAAAACTTCAATACCAGCATTCTCCGATGGAGTACCTGATGTAAAGTTTGAATTAAGAGTAATAATATTATCTGCTAACTGAATAGTTTCGGTATTCACAATTGTTTGAGTACCTGTTACATTCAGATTACCTGTTATGTTTAGAGTTGTTCCATCAAAAGTAAGATTACTTTCAACAGTTCCGTTTGGTGCTGAACCATTAAGTGTAATTACACCATTATTAGTAGTACCAGTTAATGCTAATAAACCAGAAGAACCTCCACTACCAGAAGTACCACTAGAACCAGAAGAACCTGATGTTCCTCCAGAACCACTTGTACCCCCAGAACCACTTGTTCCTCCAGAGCCGGATGTACCTCCACTACCTGAAGTTCCACTACTTCCACTTGAACCAGATGTACCACCACTACCAGCAGTACCAGATGAACCAGAAGAACCTGATGTTCCTCCACTTCCCCCAGTTCCAGAAGTTCCACTACTTCCAGCTGAACCACTCGTTCCTCCACTACCTGATGTACCAGATGAACCAGATGAACCTCCACTTCCTGATGTTCCACCACTTCCACTTGTTCCACTTGAACCAGAAGAACCTGATGTTCCATCATCTCCATCTACACCTTGTTCTCCATCAGCACCAGTTGCTCCACTTGTACCTGATGAACCTCCACTACCTGCAGTACCTGATGAACCACCACTACCACTTGTTCCAGAACTTCCACTTGAACCCGATGAACCAGAAGAACCTGATGTTCCTCCACTACCACTCGTTCCACTTGAACCCGATGAACCAGATGTACCCGGCGTACCACCCTCACCAGCAGCACCATCTCTACCAGATGTACCACTACTTCCAGATGTACCAGATGAACCAGATGAACCCGATGTTCCATCTTCACCAGATGTACCACTTGAGCCGGATGAACCAGATGAACCACTTGAACCAGAAGTTCCTCCACTACCAGAAGTACCAGGTGTACCACCTTCACCAGCAGCACCATCTTCACCTGAAGAACCAGATGAACCAGATGTACCACTTGAACCAGAAGTTCCTCCACTTCCTGATGTACCATCAGTACCATCTACACCAGATGTACCATCATCACCATCAGCACCATCAACACCATCAGCTCCATCGTTACCTGATGAACCAGATGAACCACTTGAACCAGAGGTTCCACCAGAACCACTACTTCCTCCACTTCCGCTTGTTCCACCACTTCCGCTTGTTCCTCCAGAACCAGAAGTTCCACCACTTCCACTTGTTCCACCACTTCCAGATGTACCAGAAGAACCTGATGTTCCACCAGAACCACTTGTTCCACCAGAACCACTTGTTCCACCACTACCTGAGGTTCCTTCAGAACCATCAGTACCAGAACTACCACCAGAACCACTTGTCCCTCCAGAACCAGAAGTACCTGAAGAACCAGAAGTTCCTCCAGTTCCAGCAGTTCCACTTGAACCTGAAGAACCAGATGTACCTCCACTACCGGAAGTACCACTTGTACCCGATGTACCAGCAGTACCAGCTGCAGGTTCCCATCCACCAGCAGTATAACGATAAATGTTAGTATCTGAAGTGTTATAATATAATTGTCCAACTACACCACCAGAAGGTGCTGAATTAAAGACTGGAATTACTACCGAATCTTTAATTAATACTGAACCTGTAAATTGGTGTGTATCGGTTGATTCATCACCAAACACATTCGAACCCGATGCGTAAATTACTGATGATGAAATAAATGTTGTTAATAATTCTTGAGAAGTTATTCTTCCCGCTACTGATAAATTATTACCAATAGTTAAATTGTTTTGTATATCTGCTGAACCTGTTACTGTTAAATCGGTTCCTACTTGTGCAGTTGCTTTGAATATACTACTACCAGTTACGATAAGATAATCCCTTACAGTTACACCAGCTTCTACTCTTAAACCACCATCAGGTGAAATTATAGCTTCTACTGAACCTGATTTTAATCTATCTATATCACCTAATGCATCAGCTGGGATGTTGTATAATCCACCACCATCACCTCTATATATCGATGCTGACATTTCACCTTCAATATCAATATCTCCAGTTGATGTTACATTACCATCTATGTTTGTAGGTACATTTACTTCGAATGAAGTACCATTTAAAACTGATGCGGTTGCTGAACCTTCAGCTATTCTACCAATATCACCAGTAAGTGCAGTAGTTGGAATACTTTCTAATTGAGAACCATCTCCTTTGAATGAACCAGTAAAAGAACCAGTAAATGATGATGCAGTTATTCCGCTTTCAACATTCAAAGACGTATTAATATCAACCGATGAGGTTGATATGTTTAATTGTTCTACACCTTGAACATCAATCGAAAGTAAACTTTGACTGACCTGATTGATTCCGTTTGGGTTCTTTCCTCCGTATTCCATTAACCTCTATTTATGATATCTCTAATACTGATAAAATAACATCTGCTGAATTATCAACATTTGATGTTACAGTTATCGAATCACTTGCTTCTAAAACTACTTTTTGGTCACCACCAACTAAAACTGCCGATGAACCATTTGGTATAACTGCTCCTTTTACTAAATATTTAGTAACTCCAGCAGAACTATCAGTTATTTGTACATCTACATAAATATTTGTAGATATAATATTAGCTACATTTACACCAATAACAGTAGTTGCTGTAGCAGCTGGTGTTGTGTAAACACCTAAACCACCTGTTCCTGCAGGTCCTTTTATACTATTTTTAAATACATTTGCCATATCTTTATCCTAATGCTATTGAAAATGCCAACGCAGAATCTAATACATCTACACCTTCAACTGTAAATGCGTTTCCATTTGTTACATTTATTGAACCACTTATTTGAACTGAACCACTATTGATGATATTTATTCCACCATCAGTATTTTCCGTACCAACATTTAATGTCTGTCTAACAACTAAATCCGTAAATTCAGCTTGTTGAACAGTAATATCTCCAATAAATGAACCACTAAGTGAACCAGTAAACGAACCAGTAAACGAACCACTCAAATCAGCATATGCCGATGGAGCTTGTGTAATCGAACCGGAAAAACTGGGTTGGTCTATTCTCATGTGATAATTACCTTTTCTTTGATATAAATATTAAATAAATATCTTTTAACTTCTAAGAAGGTTTGTTTGGCCAAGTAATATCGTATGGGTCTGATTGTGTTGTTACATCTCTTAGTGATTGTCTGTAAGTTTGCCAATCGGTTAGTGATGAACCTGTTATTGGTGAATCTTGAAATTGTGTCCAATCTGACTCCGATAATAAAGTATTTCTCGTACTTCTTATTTCTGACCATTTGATTTCCTTTCTTTTGTTTATTGTTTCAGTATCCGCATCAGTTATTTCATATGTTTGTATATAAACCGAACCAGATAAAGTAGGTGTAACTTCAGTTACATCCTTTGTATCATCAGTATCGTACCCACTACTTTTCAACTCAACTGGATATACATTGTATGATTGTAATAAATCATTACTTATCGTTGTTGGAAAACTAATGGTAGGATTCTCATTCTTTAATATTTGAATGGAATATGGATAAATTATTGTTGAACCTGAAACTTTTAAGTACATATCTTTTTATTTAAATGTTGCTGGTATTGAACCAAAATTAGTTAAACCACTACAAAAAGCAAAACAATCAGTACCAATTGGATTTGATGTTCTTTCAAAAATCTCATCACCATTTGAATCAGTTGGAGTTACACCAGTTAATAAGTTTGATGTAGTTGCCATATTAAATGCATTTGCAAAAGTAGTAACTTGTTGGTTATTAGTAAAAAACTGACTTGGAATTCCAGCCACCTTTCTACAGTTTCTAAATACTGATTCAAAGTTTACTACTAATGCGTTATTATCAAACAAATTTGTTGGTATTGTTGTTAAATTTAACAATGCGTTAAATGTACCCGAAAATGATGTTACATTTGTATTGTTATCAAACAAACCAGATGGTATTGCTGTTAATCCTTGACAAAATACGAATGTGTTAACGAATGAAGTTACATTTGTTGAATAATCAAATAAACCATTGGGTATTATTGTAATACCAGTTTGTCTAAATGTAGAGTTAAATCTTAATACAGTATTTAATCCATCATTTAATGTTGCGTTATTAGAACCATCCGCTGGTATAGTTGTTAAATTAATACATCCATAAAAATCAATTTCTTCAAACTGAACTACTCCCCAATCATCAACTGATTTGTATAAGTTTTTGTATGATGTGTTATTACCAACACTAAAACCCGGACAATATCCACTAACTATAATTTGATAACTACCAGCAGTTGAATATGTATGAAATCTATCAGATGATGTTGTTGATGTAATTATAGAATCACTACTACCATCACCCCAACTTACTGTTATATTAGGTTGTTTTCCACCTGGCGCAGTAATAGGTAACTCAAATTGAGTATTTGTTGATGTTGTTTGTATTGTAAATTTAAAAGGTCTCACTTGTCCTGCTTCTATTGATAATAATCTTCTTGCTATACTCATAATTCATAACTCATTAACTTATGTTGTTGGCACTTAGGAATCCATAATAAGTACTCCCCCCATCATAAGTATAGAATACTAATATATCTTTTCCACCAGCCGTTAGTGTTGGTGCTGCTCCATTTGCCCATTGTATTGATGCTGGCCAACTTACAGTTGCCGTACCACCACTACTATCCTCTAACAATAATGTAAATCCAATTGCACGAGGGGCTGATGGTGCGTTTGAAAGAGCGATTGTTATACTACCTATTCTATCAATTCTAAAATTATTAGCCGTTGATAAATCTATCGTTGTACCACCAGTTGAATTTCCTATGTTATTATAATTCTCGTGGAACCTTGTAGAGAATGTTGTAGCTCCCAGAAAATCACCATCTACATCTAATTCACCACTTATTTGTACATTTCCAGTTACATCTAAATCAGCTCCATCAAATGTTAGGTTTGATTGTGCAGTTCCAGTTCCATCACCATCCATAGTAAGAACTCTATCTGCTCCATCATTTGCTACATTTAATAATCCACTTGAACCAGAAGAACCTGATGAACCCGATGAACCAGTTTCACCTGATGTACCAGAACTTCCACTTGTTCCACTTACACCACTACTACCACTACTTCCAAATAAAGTACCATCTAAACCAGATGTACCCGATGAACCATTTGAACCACCTACACCGGATGTTCCACTACTTCCACTCGAACCAGATGTTCCAGATGAACCCGATGAGCCAAATAAAGTACCATCTTGTCCAGAAGTACCAGCGGTTCCACTTGAACCACTTGAACCAGAAGAACCTGCAGTTCCTGTTGAACCACTACTTCCAGATGTACCAGATGAACCTGATGAACCGAATAAAGTACCATCTAAACCAGATGTTCCAGCAGTTCCACTTACACCACTTGAACCAGCAGTACCAGTTGAACCACTACTTCCGCTCGTACCACTACTACCACTACTTCCAAATAAAGTACCATCTTGACCTGATGTACCACTTACACCACTCGTACCAGCAGAACCACTTACACCACTCGTACCAGATGAACCTGTTTGACCCGAAGTACCATCAGAACCACTTGTACCAGAACTTCCGAAGAATGTACCATCTAATCCAGATGTACCTGAAGTACCAGAAGTTCCACTTAAACCACTCGTACCTGATGAACCACTCGTTCCATTAGTACCAGATGTACCACTACTTCCAAAGAATGTTCCATCTTGTCCAGAAGTACCACCAGTACCAGAAGAACCACCTGTTCCAGTAGTTCCTGAAGAACCACTTTGACCACTCGTACCATCAGTACCTAATCCACTTGTTCCAGATGTACCATCAGTACCAGAACTACCACTACTACCAAAGAAAGTTCCATCAACACCAGACGTACCAGAAGTTCCGCTTGAACCAGATGTTCCAGATGTTCCAGCTCCAGATGTACCAGAAGTACCTGTTGTACCACTACTACCAAAGAATGTTCCATCCTGCCCACTTGTTCCACTTGTTCCAGAAGAACCCGAAGTTCCACTCGTTCCAGCTCCAGAAGTACCTGAGGTTCCAGTTTCACCAGAAGTACCACTACTTCCGAAGAATGTTCCATCAACACCTGAAGTTCCAGATGTACCAGAAGAACCTAATCCACTTGTACCAGATGTACCAGTTTCACCTGATGTACCCGATGTACCACTACTACCGAAGAAAGTTCCATCTTGTCCGCTTGTTCCACTTGTTCCACTTGTTCCAGAACTTCCTGCTGAACCTGAAGTTCCAGCAGAACCACTACTTCCACTACTTCCGCTTGTACCACTCGTACCAGAACTTCCGAAGAAAGTTCCATCTCTACCAGTTGTACCTGATGTACCATCAGTACCATCTACACCATTAATACCAGATGAACCAGCAGTACCAGTTGAACCACTCGTTCCAGACGAACCTGATGAACCAAAGAACGTACCATCTTGTCCACTACTACCAGAACTACCACTTGTACCATCTTCACCATCTTCACCAGTTGTTCCAGAAGAGCCCGAAGTTCCACTTGAACCTGATGTACCATTAGTACCACTTGTACCACTACTACCACTACTTCCTTCTGCTGATGTACCTGATGTACCAGTTGTACCACTTGTTCCTGCTGAACCACTACTTCCGCTTGTTCCTGATGTACCACTACTTCCTTCCGCTGATGTACCAGACGAACCTGATGTTCCACTTGTTCCAGAAGTTCCACTACTTCCACTTGTTCCAGATGTACCAGCAGTTCCACTACTTCCTTCAGCTGATGTACCACTTGTTCCAGTTGTTCCAGATGAACCTGAAGTTCCACTACTTCCACTTGTTCCAGAAGTACCACTACTTCCCTCTGCGGATGTACCTGATGTACCCGCTGAACCACTTGTTCCTGCTGAACCTGAAGTTCCATTTGTACCACTTGTTCCAGAAGTTCCACTCGTTCCAGTTGAACCTGATGTTCCACTTGTCCCAGAAGAACCCGAAGTTCCGCTTGAACCTGAAGTTCCGTTTGTACCACTTGTTCCAGAAGTACCCGATGAACCAGAAGTTCCAGATGAACCTGAGGTTCCAGTTGTTCCACTCGAACCAGAAGTACCAGCGGTTCCACCACTACCAGACGTACCACTTGTTCCAGAAGTTCCGCTTGTTCCACTTGTTCCACTTGTGCCCGAAGTACCACTACTTCCACTTGTACCAGATGAACCTGATGTTCCGTTTGTACCAGAAGTACCCGAAGTACCAGCTGAACCACTACTACCTCTTTCTCCACTTGTTCCGCTTGTACCAGAAGTTCCACTTGTACCATTTGTACCAGTTGAACCACTACTACCACTACTACCACTCGTACCAGAAGTACCAGCTGAACCTGATGAACCTTCTTCACCATCTGCTCCACTTGTTCCACTTGAACCAGAAGAACCACTGCTTCCGCTTGAACCAGAACTACCCGAAGAACCACTACTTCCACTTGTTCCAGATGTACCACTCGTTCCAGAAGAACCCGATGTACCAGAAGAACCACTACTTCCACTACTTCCACTTGAACCAGAAGAACCTGATGTACCTCCACTACCAGAAGAACCACTACTTCCGCTTGTTCCAGAAGAACCTGAAGTTCCGCTTGAACCAGATGAACCAGAAGAACCTGATGAACCTCCAGTTCCAGATGAACCAGAAGAACCTGATGTTCCAGAAGTTCCAGAAGTTCCGTACTTATCTACTATTTGAATAGTACCAATCATTGAGGAGTGTGAAGCACATTGATAAACTATACTATCAGGTGCATCCTCCGGTACTCTATATTTTACTAATACTGATGTTGAATGATTTCCATTTGTTGGGTCATTGTTTGTTGTGCCCGGAACTGTGTTTGTATTTCCATCTGATAATCTTAGTGCAAATGGATGAGATGAAGCAACATCACTTACATCGAAATAGAAAAGTTCTCCCCTTACTAATGTAATTGTTGGGAAATCTCCAGTATATCCAGAAAAACTATAAGCAAATCCAGCATTTTCTACAACAAATAATCTTCCACCTTCTCTACCAGATGAACCCGATGTTCCACTTGTTCCAGAAGTTCCACCACTACCTGATGAACCGGATGTTCCACTCGTTCCACTCGTTCCAGAAGAACCTGAAGAACCTGAAGAACCAGCTGAACCAGATGTTCCAGACGTTCCACTTGAACCAGAAGAACCTCCACTACCAGATGTACCACTTGAACCACTACTTCCACTCGTACCACTACTTCCGCTTGTACCAGATGTTCCACTACTTCCACTCGTACCAGATGTACCAGCTGAACCTGATGAACCAGATGTACCTGAAGTTCCACTCGTTCCAGTTGTACCGCTTGTTCCACTACTTCCAGAAGTCCCAGATGAACCTGAAGTTCCACTCGTTCCACTCGTTCCAGCTGAACCAGATGAACCACTTGTACCAGAAGTACCTGATGTACCTGCTGAACCACTACTTCCAGATGAACCACCAGTCCCAGAAGTACCACCAGTTCCAGAAGTACCACTAACTGCAGTTACATCTCTTTTTTCTATTCTATTTGTAGTTTCATTTATTACTAATACTGTATCTGAACTACCTGTTTCTAATCCTATTAACTCAGTACTTCCCGTTACTACTAAACTACCACTTACTTCAAATCTTCCAACAAATGAACCAGTACCATTATTTGGTAAGAAATTTTCTCCTACAAAATCACCAGCATTTAGAGCGAATGAAGCAGTTGCCGCATAAGATGCTGAAAGTACAGTCATCGATGCGGTTTGATTATTTCTTACATAATCTTCAGCAGATACAGCGTTTATAGCATAAGATGCTGATTCAGCGTATGATGCTGAAAGTACAGTCATCGATGCCGTTTGGTCAGTTCTTACAAAATTATCAGTATTAAAATCACCAGCGTTTACTGCGAATGAAGCAGTTTCAGCATATGATGCTGAAAGAACTGTCATAGATGCAGTTTGGTTATTCTTTATATATTGAGATAAGTTACCTAACTCAGCAAGTGATGCTGAATCAAATCCTACTAATGATGATGCCGTTCCAGCGTTTTCTGCAAATAATGCATAAGATGCTGAATTAACTAAACCTACCACATCATCACCTTCTACAAATCCTGCTAATCTACCACCAGTACCAATTACTGCTTGTCCACTTGTTAATCCACTAAATGTTACTCTAACCGATGAACTATCAATTGATTCGATTGCTTGTGGAATAATCTGTCCATTTGAACCAGTTTCATAAATTTGAACTACTGGATAATCAATAGCAAAATTGTGTTGGAATGTTACCTGAGTTACATCTGAGAATGGGAATACAGCAGTATCACCAAATTGTGTTACAGGTCTAAATTTATTTGCAGCTGCATCAAATACTAAAATATCTAAATCATCAGGTACATCTATACCAACATTTTCACCCTGATATGAACCTACAAATGATGATGTAATTCTTGGTGAGAATATTTCATCAGTTACAGTTATCTTAGATGCACTTACATCATTTTGGAAATTAACTTCTCCGAAGAATGTTGAACCACTAGCAATCGATGTTACTACAAACCCATCATCAGGATTCGTAGATGCGGTTACTGAACCACTAAGAATTCTACTTTGGTCTAATCCAACAATAGCATCAGCTGGTATATTAAATAATCCTTCACCACTACCACTAAAGAATCCACTTCCAGATGGTATAGTTACACTTCCACTAATATTAAGTGAACCAGTAAATTTAGAACCATATGTTGGTGAGAAAACTCTAAATCCTTCATTTGGTTCAACAGAAGCACTTACACCACCACTAATGATTAATGGTAATTGTAAATCTTGTAATGCATCAGCTGGTATATTAAATAATCCACCACCATCACCAACGAATAATGTACCACTAATTTGTGTATTAGCAAAAAATCCTTTATTTGGTGAAATTGATGCAGTTGCTGAACCCGATACTATTCTATCTAATTCTAAATCTTCAATCGCATCTAATGGAATATTAAATAATCCACCACCATCACCACGATATAGAGATGCTGTTATTGATTGAGAAACTTCTAATGAACCACTAATTTCTACTTTAACTGAACCAGACCTAAGTGTTGGGTCTAAGTTTTCTACTCTAAAGAAACCTAATGGGTCAACTGATGCAGTTACCGAACCAGTAAATATTTTTGATGAATCAATTGCTAAGTTAGCAATATCAATGTTTGTAATTCCACTACCATCACCAGTAATAATTCCACCTACATCTAATGATTCCGATATATTAACCGAACCACTAAAAGATGAATCTACACTTGTACTTATATTGTTATTAAATACTTTAAATTCAGTTTCATCTAACGATGCCGTTGCTGAACCACTTTCTAATACGTTTAATGTAAGTGCTAAATTAGCTATATCGATATCAGTTAAACCACTACCATCACCAACAAATCTACCACCACCACCAACAGTTATTGAACCAGATGTTACAATAGAACCAGTAAATTCTGAACCACTTTGGGGTGCAGTTACTACAAACGTATCACCACTTGCAACCGATGCCGTTGCAGAACCACTTGAGATAAGAGGTGCAGCTGCCGCTTGTACATTTTCTAAGTTTGAACCATCTCCGAAATAAACACCAGTATATGAACCACTAAATGAACCACTTAGTACTAAATTATCACTTCTATTTTCAAACCTATTTGATGATGATGAAAATACTATAATATCATTATTAGATGCCGATACTATTTGTACATCATGTAAATCTTCTAAGTGATTACCTAATTGTGGTCTTACTAAAAGTTGTATGTTATCACCATTTACTCTTTCAACAAGTGCTATTGTTGATTTTAAATTAGGTGCTTCAGGTTTTACATTTGTCATACCACCAGCCCTTTGTGGGTCTGGATATAGTATATCTCCCTCACTCCAAGTTGAACCAGTATATTTTAACCCAGCATCTTCTAATAAGTCTACCTTTACATCCCTAACCATACCAAACCAAGTAGCAAATCCTTCTTGATTATTATCTATATTTTCGGTTAGTACACCAATTAATAAATCAGAATCATAAGTACCATCTGAGATAGATTTAATAACTCTAATTCTTTGACCTTGTGATGGATTGTTTGGGTCAACCATTACCAATGTACCATTGATTAGATTTTCACCAGCTTTATTTACTACCTTTGGATAATATAATTCCTGTCCGATTTGTAATGAAGCAGAACCTCCACTCATTCCTAAATCCAAAGTACCATCGGTTTCATTCCACTTTAATCTACCTGGTTGAGATGGGAATGTGTTTTCACCAGTAACAAAATCTATAACCGATGAAGTTAAATAAGATGATGTTATAAATGGTGATGATATTTTTTCTGCAGATGAAATACTACTTACATCTAATGTTCCAGTTATTTCAGTATTACCATTTATAATATTTTGTGAAATTGTTGGAACTTCTTCTAATATTTTTATAGAAGAACCATAAGATGCTGATGGAGTTGAAAAATAATATAATCTTTTTGGTGTATTATCAGTAACTTCTAATTTTAAAAATGCACCACTATTACCAGCAGTTCCATTTGTTGTTACACCAGTTGTATATTGAGTACCAGTGTTATGGGAACCATCTACCGTTTGAGATAATTTTATTGGATTATTTGCGTTAGAAGAATCTGATATATCAAAGTGATATGTAAGTCCATTTAAGAATTTTAATGGTTGCTTTAAATTACCATTTATTGCAAATCCGTTCTGCCCAATAGTTACTGATTGAGTAATTGGAAGAGTTTCTAATTCAATTACCGAAGTAGATACATATAATCCACCCGTTACATTTAAATCACCTTCAATAGATGATGTTGTATTTACTTTGAATCCAAATTCAGGATCTGTTGATGCGGTTACACTACCACTTGCGATAAATGATAACTCTTCTACATCTTCTGCTAATGCTGAAAGAGGTATATCAAATAAATCTCTACCACTACCACTAAATGAACCACTAAATTGAGTACCTCTAACAATATTTGTATCAATATCACCAGTTGTTGTTATTGAACCACTTGTGAAAATTGAACCAGTTACAACAACTGTATCATTTATTATAGTTTCACTAATTGGATAACTAAGTACTTTTCTGATTTCCCCACCCATACCAGAGTGATTCAAACAATAATAGTATAATGTATCAGGTGTATTAAAGTTTATTGCTATTGTAACTTGTGAACCATTTGTACCAGCAGATATACTACCAGTATCTACACTACCAGTAAATGGAACACCACCAGCGTGTGTACCATTATCAGTTGTTGAAAATCTTATTTCATGTGTAGCGTTTGTAGAATCTGATTGATTGAATGTGTATGTACTACCACTTACCAAATAAAGTAATGGTTGTCTCTTTCCATCTATTTCATATTTGTTACCATCATCAGTTCCAATAACTTTTACAATTTTTTCTAAATTATCAGGTCCCCAAGAAGTTGATGCTGATACTATTAAACTACCACTTGTAGTTATACTATCATCGAACCTACCAGTTGAATTTACTTCAAATCCTCTATTAGGGTCAACCGATGCAGTTACCGAACCACTAACAATTCTAAATGCTTCTTCAGTAATTGCTGATAATGGAATATTGAATAATGATTCACCACTACCACTAAAGATAGATGCTGATACAACTCCACTTACATCGATATCACCATCGATAGATGCAGATGTATTTACAATCAATCCTAAATTTGGAGAAATAGAAGCACTAACTGAACCACTTGATATTCTTGGAGAATCTTCTGAAAGTGCCGATTGTGGGATATTAAATAAGTTTTCACCACTACCACTAAAAGATGAACCCGATGTAAGTGTTACACTTCCACTAATTTGTATAGAACCACTAAATGTTGAACCACTCTCAGTAGATTCTACTACAAATCCAAAATTTGGAGAAACTGATGCCGTTACTGAACCACTTGATATTAATGGTGCATCTTCCGAAAGTGCCGATTGTGGTATGTTAAATAGTTCTGAACCATCACCAACGAATCCACTGGATGATATCTTCGCACTTGCCGTTACATTCCCAAATATTTGAGTTTCACCAAATAATTTTTGAGTATCAGTATTTGAATCATCACCAAATATGTTTGAGCCAGTAGATATTACTATGGATGATGAAATAAAGTTTACAAAAATTTCTTCAGCTGTTATTCTACCACTAACTGATAAATCTCCTTCAATAGAAGATGATGTATTTACTACAAATCCTAAATTAGGTGAAATAGATGCGGTTGCTGAACCACTTGCTATTCGTGTAGCATCTTCAGAAAGTGCTGATTGGGGAATGTTATTAAGTTGTGAACCATCTCCAGCTACAGAACCACTTAATGACCCAGTGAATTCATCAGCTATGATTTTTGGAACATCTAATGATTCTGATATAGAAACACTTCCACTAAATTCTGATTTTATAGAACCAGTTCCAAATACTTTAAATATACCTTCAGTTGAAACGGAAGCACTTACCGAACCAGTTGTAATTAAGTTCGATAATAACGCATCTTCAACTAAAGCTGAACGAGGGATGTTAAATAATCCTTCACCACTACCACTAAAGAATCCACTTCCAGATGGTATTTCAATATCTCCTATAAAGATAGAACCACTTTCATCAGAAGTTACTTTAAATACACTATCTTCAGTTGATGCAGTTACACTACCACTTGCTATAAATACAGCTTCTCTTGTTACTAAAGCTTCAATTGCTTCTTGTGCATCATTAGAAAGTGCTGAGAATGGTATATCAAATAAATCCTCACCACTACCACTATATTTTGAACCACTATTTAATTGAACTGCTCCACTAACAAATACCGAACCACTTAATTCAGTTGTTACTGAACCTGTTGATTGTACTCTAAAGAAACCATCAGTTGAAACCGATGCGGTTACTGAACCAGTAGATATTAAGTTTGAAATAAGTGCATCATCCGTTAATGCAGTTCTTGGTATATTAAATAATTTTTCACCACTACCACTAAAGAATGAACCACTACTTAAAAATACAGAACCTGTAAAAGTAGAACCACTTAATTCTGATTCTACAACTAATCCAAAGTTTGGAGAAACTGATGCGGTTACTGAACCACTTCTAATATTATTTGTAATAAGAGCATCCTCAGTAAGTGCTGAACGAGGTATATCAAATAACTCCGCACCACTACCACTAAATATACTACCGCTACTTAATCTTAAACTACCAGTGAATGTAGAACCACTAGCTTCCGATGTTACAACAAACCCATCTTCATCTGAAACAGATGCAGTTACATTACCAGATTGTATTTTAGTTGATACTTCAACTTCTTCAGCTAATGCTGATAAAGGTATATTAAATAAGTTTTCACCACTACCACTAAAGAATGAACCACTACTTAGAAATACTGAACCAGTAAATGTAGAACCACTATCTAATGAGTTTACTACAAAACCAGTATCAGGTGATACTGAAGCAGTTACTGCTCCACTAATAATTAAATTCGTTTCTAATGCATCTTCAGTAAGTGCTGAACGAGGTATATTGAATAAGTTTTCACCACTACCACTAAATGATGAACCACTATTAAGATTAACATTTCCACTAACTAATAACGAACCACTTAACTCAGTTGTTACTGAACCCGTTCCGAATACTCTGAAGAATCCATCTTGAGAAACGGAAGCCGTTACTGAACCTGTTGTTATTAAGTTTGAAAGTAATGCATCATCGGTTAATGCCGATTTTGGTATATTAAATAAGTTCTCACCACTACCACTAAAAGCAGAACCTGATATTAATTGTACATTTCCACTTACAAATAAAGAACCACTTAATTCAGTTGTTACTGAACCAGTTCCGAATACTTTAAATACACCATCAGGTGATACAGATGCGGTTACTGAACCTGTTGTTATTAAGTTTGAGAGTAGTGCATCATCAGTAAGTGCTGATTTTGGAATGTTGAATAAGTTTTCACCACTACCACTAAATGCTGAACCTGAAGTTAGTTGTACATTCCCACTAACAAATGTAGAACCACTTATAGTAGTATCTCCAAATACATCTAATGAACCAGTTACTTCTACCGAACCTGTAAATTCTTGCTTATCAGTTGATAATTCACCAAATCGGTTTGAACCAGATGAGAATATAATTGAAGATGAAATTATTTCAACAATAAGTTCTCTTGCTACTATTCTATTATCAACAATTAAATCACCAGTAACTCTTACATCACCAGTAACATCCATATCTCCACCAAATGATGATGATACGTTTACTAAAAACCCAGTATTAGGTGAAATTGATGCGGATGCAGAACCTGATATTAATCTTACTGCTTCTGGAAGGTTATTTAATTGAGAACCATCTCCAGCAAATGAACCACTAAAAGAACCAGTAACTTGCTCTAATTGAAGTGTTGTAACAAATAAACGATTACCATCAGCATCGGAAGCAACAAGCGCAATAGACCCAGATGAAAGTGAACCACTCTCAGGAACACCCAAGTTTGGTTCTGCTTCATTTAATCGTAGATATTCGTACCTATCCTCCGAAACATCGGATGGTCTTACTACTTTAACCTTTCCGCTTAATAATTGGCTCATTTATTATTAGTCTTAGTATATAATTATTCGTTTGCACTTTCAAGAATCGATAATATTACAGTTAAATTTGTAGAACCTGATACAATTAATGAAAATTGTTGTTCTAATACTAACTTACCTGCCACAATCGGTGATAATGAATCTCCAGCTGGTATAATTACATTTGTAATTAAATCAACTGGTTCTTGTAAAACTCTCGTTGGAGTTGATATCGTATCGGATATAGCATCCAATAAATCAACTGATGCTGATATTGAACCTGTTTCTGATACAAATGTATTATCTATGGATTGTGTTACCGAATCTTGATATAATCTAGATACAGCCGATGAACCTGTTACCGATTCATTAATAAGTATTTGTTCTACTAATTTAGTGGCATAATCTATTGATTGATATGATGAAGTGAAATAATCATTAGGAATCAAAATTTCCCCATTCTTATTATAATAAGAAAGAGCTGCTTTTTTAGATTGTAATGTCCCTCCTGCTATTAAATCTGCCTCAACACCATCCAAAGCAGTTTTAACATATCCTTCAAAAAAGGAAGATGTAAAACTAAATGGAATTTGTGTTAAATTATTTTGAAAATTAATATACGCAGCAGATTCTTTTTCAATAAAAGTTTGGTTTTTTTCTATAAGTGCAGATGCACTTAAAAAACTACCTGAATTAATTATTGAATCTACTTGAGGTACTGGTAATTCCCTATTACTTGTTATACTAATAGTAACGGGCTCGTTTGCTTCACCCGTATTTGTTATCTGAGCTGATAATAAGATAGTAGAAACTCCTTTTGGAGCTGAATAAACTACATCATCATCACCTGTCAAAGTGGTAAGTACGGATTTAAATGCATTTAGTGGTATTAATTCTTCTGCCATATCCTATATAAATATTTGTTTTCTTTTTTATCCTTAATCTTGCAGTGCTAATGAGAATGGTGTTACAAGTGAGAATAGTGATTTAGAGAATGTTCTACCTTCTAATGTACCAGAAGCTTGTTTAATAACAAGACCCCCACCAATTCTAAAGTCACCAAGTTCGTTACCTGATGTGAAGAATACTCTACCTCCACCTATTTCAGTAATTTCCTTATCAGGATCAGGTACACCATCACCACCTTGGTTAGGAGGTAATGCTTTATAAGTTACCCCAGCACCAGCGTAAGAGAAATCATGCCCAGTTGTAATAATTAAAGAACCAAACTCTTCAACTGGTGCCTGTCTAGCAACAAATTGGAATTGAGTTCTTAAATATCTATTAGTTTCTGCAGTTTCTTTCTTTTGTTCGTTTATAACCACAGCCGCACTTCCGTATATACCATTGTAATACGATTCAGCTGCTCTAATACTTCTTTCGTTACCACCATAAATGATATCAGTTGCGATAGCATCTAAGATGAAACCAGTATCTCTATAACATTTTTCTTCATTGTATATAAAGTTAGGGAAAGCAGCGTTTGTGTACGATATTGCTTTACCTTGTAATACTTTCTTAGCGTTTCTAAGAGCGGTAGCCCCATTATTATTTAAAAATGCTGGGAATACTAATTGTTGTTGTTTGATTATCTTCTCAGCTAACCCTTTAGAGAAATCAATACCATCAGTTGTTTGTGGTTTTTGCTCCGTTGTAGCGATTGAAGGAATGTAGTAGTAGAATGTACCTGCTTGTACTGCTCTTTCATTACCACCATATGTTAAATCAGTTGCTACTGCATCTATGATGTATCCTAAATCTCTACTACAACTAACTTCGTTGTATTCAAACTCACTCCAAGATGAACTTAGATAAGCGATTGTTTCTTTTTGTATAAATGTTGTATTATCTCTTAATAACTGAACACCATTTGTAATTTCAGCCGATGGAGTTGTGTATGGTAGATTCTGAACTACATTTTGTGAAGTTCCATTTGCGAATCTGATTCCATCAACAGTCGGGTCTAATTGATTTTGCTCTGAAGGTGTTCCAGCGTTTGTTGCTCTTGAAGGATATCTCCAATAGTACAATCCTGCATTAATACTTCTTTCATTACCACCATATACTAAATCAGTTACAGCTGCATCTATAATATATCCAGTATCTCTTCTACACTTATCTTCATTATATTTTACATTACTCCAAGAAGATGAGATAAACTCAATTGTTTCGTTTTGTACAAAACTTCTATTGTTTCTTAATAATTCAGCTGATGCAGATACTTCAGCAGATGCGGTAACAAATGTTATGTTTTCTAACACTTTTTCAGCCAATCTTGCTGAGTAATTGATACCATCAATTGTTTGATTCAATTGTCCATTTGGATTACTTTGGAAATTAACAGTTGCATCCGATGGATATAAGTAATAGTACTCACCATTTACTCTACCTCTTTCATTTCCACCATATAAGAAATCAGTTGCTACACCATTTAAGATATAACCAGTATCTCTCTTACATTTATCTTCATTGTAATCAAATGTACTCCAAGAAGAAGAAATATATGATATTACTTCATTTTGGATAAATTCTTTGTTATCTAAAAGAACTTTATTACCAGCTAATCTTTCAGCCGATGCCGTTACGAATATTTCGTTTTGTACTAATTTACTTGCCACATCACCCGCGTACTTAATACCCGTTGTAGTTGGTTCTAATTGAGTTGATGTTGCTGATGAAGGATATTTGTAGTAGTATTCTCCTGCAATTTTACTTCTTTGGTTACCACCATAAAGTAAATCAGTAGATACTGCATCTAAAATATGTCCAACATCTCTCATACAAGTTGATTCTACATAATCAAACCCTTCCCAAGAAGAACTTAGGTAAGAAATTGATTCAGATTGAATAAACTCTCTATTATTTCTAATTAATTCAACTGATGCTGATATTTGAGTTGATGGGAAATCAAATGTTACACCTTTAACGATTTGTTCAGTTAATTGTGCTGCGTAATTGATACCATCAATAGTTTGTTGAGCTTGAGAACCAGTTCCATTAGCTTCAGATGGGAATTGGTAATAGAATCTAGCATTTACCGAAGATGCTGATACAATTCCGTATCTTAAATCTTCTGCTACACCATTTACTATAAATCCAACATCTCTTCTACACTTAACATCATCATAATCAAATCCTACCCAAGAAGAAGAAATATATTCCACAACTTCATTTTGTATAAATGTTACACTTTCAGTAATCAATCCATAAGTAGTTAGGATATCTGAATCAGTAGAAACTGCCCCATAATTAGATGAAGTTGGTGTTGAACCTGTTCCATTTGAGATTGCATCTGATACAATTGCGAATGAAGATGAAATTGTGTTAAGAATTGTAATATCAGTTATATCACCTCCAGTTGCTGGTGAGAATGAAGTTACTTTAATTCCATTATCGGTATTCAAACTTCCAGTTGGAATAAATAATGTTTCTTTGTTAACTAATTTTTGAATTAAATCTTTAGTATAGATTAATGCATCAGTTGTTTCATCTAATTGGTTATCAGTTGCTTCAGATGGGAATCTATAATAGAATTCACCAGCGGTTAATGCTCTTTGGTTTCCACCATATCTTAAATCAGTAGCAACAGCATCAATAATAAATCCAGTATCTCTACTACAACTTAATTCATTGTATTCAAAGTTTGGATATTTAGCGTTTACGAATGCTACAGTTTCAGCTTGTAAGAATTCTCTATTTTCTCTGATTGTATCATAAACATAATCAACTTCATTTGATGCAGTTTGGAATATTGCTCCACTTACAATTTCTGATACAAATCCTTGTACGAAATCTACTGCAGTTACAGTTGGGTCTTTTTGTTTATTCTCATTTGGTACACCACCAATTATTGCTGCTGATGGATATCTATAATAGTAATCTCCAGCATTTACACTTCTTTCATTTCCACCATAAAGAAGGTCAGTTGATACTGCATCTATAATATGAGTAATATCTCTTTTACAAGTTATTTCATTATAAGTAAATCCATCCCAAGAAGATGATAAGAATTCAATTGTTTCATTTTCAATAAATTCTCTATTGTTTCTAATTAACTCATAAGAACCACTAACTAATGCGGATGCAGTCTGGAATGTGTATCCTCTTACTATACTTTCTGCTAATCTACCAGCGTAGTTAATACCATCTAATGTTTGTTGTAATTGTGCACCCTGTGCTTTAGATGGGAAATCATAGTAGAACTTACCATTGAATATAGATGAAGAGTTTGCGTTATACAACATATCTTCAGCTGCTCCACTTATAATTGCCCCAATATCTCTACTACAACTCGTTTCATTGTAAGATGCAGTTGACCAAGAAGATGATAAGTAAGCGATACTTTCACTTTGAATAAATTCAATGTTATCTTTTAGTAAGTTGTAAGCTGCTAATGTTTTTGGTGAATCGGATGGTGTTCCATACTCAACAACAGTTGGTAATGAACCAGTTCCATTTTCAACAATTGTAGTTACAATTGCGATTGATGATGAAATCAATCTTTGTTGTAATCTATCTCCAAATGATTCTGATGTTATTTGAACTGCATCAGTAACTTTAATTAAGTTATTTTTATCAGAGTTATTCTTAACAACAGTTGGTTTAACAGAAGTACCATTTTGTAATATATCTTCAATTATACCAATTGATGATTTTACTTTGTTAACTTCAGTTATAGAACCAACAATAGAAGAAGTAAATTGATTTGTATTAGTTACTTTAATATTGCTTTCAGTATTATTTACAATCGCTGGTAAAACACTTATTGAATTTTTATCAGTTCTAACAAATTTATGAACTGATTGAGGTAAGTGTTTAACCGCTGCTTTAGATGCAGATACAAATGTGTGTACCGATTGAGGTTCATGCTTAACAGCGTTTGCTGAAGCTGATACAAATGTATGTAACGAACCAGAAGCACTTCCAGCATTTCCTACATTAATTGTAAATGTACCAGTTTGTCTTTCAATACTATTTTGTTCTGCTGATACGAATGTGTGTTCACCAACATAAGATGAAGCACCAATATTAATTTTAAATGTATTTGTAGTTACATCAGAAATTGGTAACCATCTTCCAGATGGATAATCATAGTTAGGTCTTGGATAAGATTTTTTAACTTTATTTCCATCCAATATACAAGTATAAGATAATCCGTTATCAGAAATCTTAATATAATCACCATTAGTAAAATTATGATTAGCTATTGTAATAATAACATCACCAGTTAATGAGTTATATGGAGCATCGGTTGGTGTATGTTGAGTTTTACCAACTGAAGTAATTACTATTGATTGTTCTGCATATGGGTCTGAACCTAATCGTGGATAAGAATGGGTTGTAGCATCTGAATCTTGGTCACAAGTAAATGCAAATGATTCATTTTCCAATACCACACTTCTACCAACTCCTAAACCAAATGATTCAGAAACAGTTAAAGTCATATCACCACTTAATGCGTTATAAGATGCAGATACAGGTGTAAAGTATTTATTCGGACCCGATACTCCTACATTTACAGTCATTGTAGTATCAGTTACCGAAGTAAGTTTCATTGAACGACCAGCGTAAGGGTCTATTCCTAATCTCGGATATGATTTAGTAGATTGGTCATTATCCATATCACAAGTAAATGCAAATGAACCAGTATCTAATACGATACCCTCCCCAACACTTAATGTGTGAGTTCCAGTTGTGATTACGAAATCACCAGTTGCTGGGTTATAAGTTGCGTTAGATGGAGTCCATTCAACATTAGGACCCGATGCTCCTACATTTACAGTTATAGTATCATCAGTTTTTGATATTATCTCTAATTTATTAGTATAAGCAGGTTGGCCAACTGATGGGAGTTTATGTTCAGTTTTATTTCCATCCATATCACAAGTGAATACGAATGATTCAGGTCTTATATAAATTTCTTCTCCAACATCTAAGGTATGATTTGGAATAGTAACTATAAAGTTTCCGTTAAGAGGATTATAAGCCGCAGTTGTTGGTGTAAATGTACCAACACCATTTTCAATGATATTGATAATTTGACCAAATGAAGAACTTACAATACCAAATTCAGTATCAGTTACAAAAGTACCACTAGCAGTTACATAAGAACCAGTTGTTAGTTGTTGTGGAGCATCCAATGTATCATCAAACCATTTAGCTAATGCGAAAGGAATATCATCGGTTCCTAATCTGATAATATCATTAATAAATCCTACACTTCTAGTTACATAAGCTGATTCAACTCCACTACCACTTAAAGAAGAAGTAAATTGAGTTGTATCATTAATTTTAATTAACCCTTCAATGTTTTCAGTTAATATAGGTAATGTACTTACTGAATCTCTATCAGTTCTAATAAATGTATGAGCTGATTGAGGTAAATGTTTTAATGCCCCATTCGAAGCTGATACGAAAGTATGAACTGATTGAGGTTCATGCTTAACTGCTCTATTAGATGCAGATACAAATGTATGAATTGAACCACTTGCACTTCCACCATCACCAACATTAATTGTAAATGTTCCATCTTGTCTCTTCAATCCATTAGTAGTTGCTGATACAAATGTATGTGAACCTACATATGGTGAAGAACCTATATTGATATCGAATGTGTTAGTTGTTACATTAGAAATTTCTAACCATCTTCCACTTGGATAATCGTAATTAGGTCTTGGGTAAGATTTTGTAGTTGTATTATTATCTAATACACAAGTATAAGTTAGAGAGTTATCATCTAATTTGATGTAATCTCCATTATTGAAATTGTGATTAGCTATTGTAATAGTTACATCACCAGTTGCCGAATCATATGGTGCATCAGTTACACTATGAGAAGTTGTACCAACTGAAGTAATTTTTATTGATTGTTCTGCGTATGGGTCTGAACCACTTCTTGGGTAAGAGTGAGTAGTTGCGTTACTATCCATATCACAAGTAAATGCGATAGATTCGTTTTCTAACACTACACTTCTACCAACACCCAATCCGAATGATTCAGAAACAGTAAGAGTCATATCTCCACTTAGAGCGTTGTATGAAGCAGATACAGGTGTGAAATATTTATTCGGACCTGATGCTCCTACATTAAATGTCATTGTAGTATCAGTTACATCCGTAAGAGGAAGTGAACGTACTGAATATGGGTCGATTCCTACTCTTGGATATGATTTAACTGATTGGTCATTATCCATATCACAAGTAAATGCGAATGATTCAGCTGACATTACCACACCCTCTCCAACACTTAAACTATGACTTGCCACAGTTACAACAAATTCCCCAGTTGCTGGGTCATATGATGCAGTTGTTGGATTGTATTCTACATTTGGACCTGATTTACCAACATTTACAGTTATAGTATCTGATGTTGTTGATTTAATTGTTAATCTATTATCGTAAGCAGGTTGTCCAATTGATGGAAGTTTGTGCTCAGTTCTATTACCATCCATATCACAAGTGAATACAAATGATTCAGGTTTCAGATAGATACTATCACCACTATATAAATTATGCTTAGGTACAGTCATTACGAAATCACCATTTGCAGGGTCATAAGTTGCTGTTTTAGGTGTGAATGATTCAATACCTGTTTTTATAATTCCAGTTACAATATCATATGATTCACTAACTTCAGTTTGATATGAACCACTTAATGCGATTGAAGATGTTACAGCTTCAAAAGATGTTACTTTGATATTTCCATCGGTATTAGATACCGTTGATGGAGATAATAATGTTTGTTGTGTAATTATATCTCTAAGTAAATTCTTAGCGTACATAATTCCATCAATAGTTTCATCTTTTTGTACAGTAGTTGCTTCAGATGGGAATAGGTAGTAGAATTCTCCACCTTTAATACTTCTTTGATTACCACCCCATAAGAAATCAGTTGCAACACCATCTAAGATATGTCCAACATCTCTTCTACATTTTTCTCTATTGTATGTAAAGAATGGATATGCATAATCAATATATTCAGTTACTTCTTTTTGAATTAAAGTTCTATTATCTCTAATTGTATTCCAAATACTTAATTTAGTTGCTGAAGGTTGTACTAATACAACATTCTGAATAAGTTTTTGAACTAAGTTAGCTGCATGTACGATACCATCGATTGTTTGTGTTTTTTGAACACTTGTTGCTTCTGATGGATATAAGTAATAGTACTCACCAGCGATAACACTTCTTTCATTTCCTCCATATCTCAAGTCAGTTGAAACTGCATCTAAGATATGTCCAACATCTCTACTACATTTAGCTTCATCATAATCGAATCCAACCCAAGAAGATGAGATGTAAGCAATTACTTCAGCTTGAACTAATTCTCTATTTTGTTCTATTGTTTGATATAATCCTTCTCTCTCTACTGATGGATTTACTAAAATAGTGTTACTCATTACCTTATCAGATAATCTTTGAGCATGAACTATACCATCAACAGTTTGGTCTAATTGTGAACCTTGTGCTTGTGATGGATATTTGTAGTAGAAATCACCAGCGATTATACTTCTTTCATTTCCACCATATAGTAAATCAGTAATAGCTGCATCTATGATGTATCCAGTATCTCTCTTACATTTAACATCATCGTAATCAGCTGCGTTCCAAGAAGATGAAACATATTCGATTACTTCATTTTGAATTAAATCTCTATTTTCTAATACTAAGTTATAAGCATTTACTTTTTCAGAAGTTGGTGGTGTAAATACTGCTCCACTAACTACTTTTTGTGCAACTTCACCAGCATATTCAATACCATCTAAAGTTGGGAACAATTGAGAACCAGTTGCTTCTGAAGGATACTTCCAATAGAATACACCTGCGTTAATTGTTCTTTCGTTACCACCATAAACAATATCAGTAATTGATGCATCTAAGATGTGTACAATATCTCTTTTACAAGTTTCTTCTGGATAATCAAAATCACTCCAAGAAGCTGATAGGAATGCTATTCCCTCTTCTTTAATAAACTCTTTATTATTGTTTATAATTGTTTGTGTATCCAATCTATCTTGAACTGGATTTGAGAATGTTACATTTGATGCCACTTTTTGTGCTACTCTACTTGCGTATCTAATTCCATCCAACGTTTGGTTCAATTGTGAACCTTGTGCTTGAGATGGATATTCTAAGTAGAACTTACCATTAAATACAGATGCTGAGTAAACATTGTGAATTAAATCTTCAGCTGCACCACTAACAATACCAGCAATATCTCTACTACAACTTGTTTCGTTGTAATCAGCTGCTGACCAAGAAGATGATAAATAAGCGATTGTTTCTTCTTTTATGAAATCAATATTTGATTTTAATAAGTTATAAGCCGCAACAGTTGATGATGCGGTTACTTCACTTCCATATAATGATGATGATTCATAAGAACCACTACCAAATTCTATAATTCTAGTTACAATCTCAAATGATTCTGAGATGAAAGAAATATCTGCAGCTGATGCTGAAATAGATGATGTAGTAAACTGAGTTTCCGTTGTTACTGCTATTGCTTCTTCAGTATTTTCTACTTTTGGTGGAATCACAGTTACTGAATCATCAATAGTTCTAACAAAAGTATGAACTGATTGTGGTAAATGTTTAACTGCTTCTCTAGATGCTGATACAAATGTGTGAAGTGATTGTGGTTCATGTTTAACTGCATTTGTTGATGCAGATACAAAAGTATGTATTGAACCAGACGCACTTCCACCATCACCTACATTAATTGTAAATGTACCATCTTGTCTTTTTATTCCATTAGTTGTAGCAGATACAAATGTATGTGCTCCAGTGTAAGAAGATGAACCTATATTAATTTCAAATGTATTAGTTGTTACATTTGAAATTTGTAACCATCTTCCAGATGGATAATCTATTCCAGTTCTTGGATAAGATTTCTGAGTTGTGTTCCCATCTAAAACACAAGTATAAGTTAATGCACCATCATCAACTTTTATATAATCATTATTAGAGAATCCGTGATTAGCGATTGTGAGTGTTACGATACCAGTTGTTGGATTGTATGGTGCATTTGTTGGAGTATGTGATGTAGTTCCAACTGAAATAATTTTTATTGATTGTTCTGCATATGGGTCTGAACCACTTCTTGGATAAGAGTGAGTTGTAGAATCACCATCTTGGTCACAAGTGAACGCAAATGATTCATTTTCTAATACTACACTTCTACTTACACCCAATCCATGTTGACCTACTGTCAATACCATTTCTCCAGTCAATGCATTATAATTAACATCTGATGGAGTAAAGTATTTGTTCGGGCCTGAGATACCAACATTTACAGTCATTGTAGTATCGGTAACATCAGTTATAATCATTGAACGACCAGCGTAAGGGTCTATACCCAATCGAGGGTAAGATTTAACTGATTGGTCATCATCCATATCACAAGTGAATGCAAATGATTCAATATCTAATATAATTCCTTCACCAACACTTAAATTATGAGTACCAGTTGTGATTACAAAATCACCAGTAGCAGGGTCATAAGTTGCGTTAGTAGGATTAAAATGTAAATTTGGACCTGATTTACCAACGTTTACAGTTACAGTATTATCGGTTACCGATTTAATTCTTAATTTACTATTGTAAGCAGGTTGTCCAACTGAAGGTAATTTGTGTTCAGTTTTGTTATCATCCATTTCACAAGTGAATACAAATGATTCTGGTTTTAGATAAATACTATCTGCTTTTCTAAATTTGTGATTTGGAATAGTCATTACAAAATCACCATCGGCAGGGTCATAAGTTGCTGTTGATGGAGTAGAACCAGTTCCAAATTCTATAATATCTAATACAGTTTCAAATGAAGATGATAATTTAGATATAAGATTTCCAGAACCACTTAATGAAGAAGTGAATTGAGTTGCATCACTTCTTTTGACTAAACCTTCAATGTTTTTAGTTAGAATTGGTAAAGTACTTACCGAATCCTCATTTACTCTTACAAATGTATGAGTTGATTGAGGTAAGTGTTTAATGGCTCCATTTGAAGAAGATACATAAGTATGAACTGATTGTGGTTCATGCTTCACAGCGTTTGATGAAGCTGATACAAATGTATGTAAAGAGTTTGATGCCGTTCCACCATCCCCTACATTAATTGTAAATGTACCAGTTTGCCTTCTTATACCACCAGTAGTTGCTGATACAAATGTATGTGCTGATTTATATGATGATGCTCCAATGTTAATATCAAAAGTATCAGTTGTTACATTTGAAATTTCTAACCATCTTCCACTTGGATAATCATATCCAGCTCTTGGATAAGATTTTTGAACAGTGTTTCCATCCAATACACAAGTATAGATTAAAGCTCCATCATCAACCTTAACATAATCTCCATTACTAAATCCATGTCCAGCAATAGTTAAAGTTACAATTCCAGTAGATGCGTTATAAGGAGCATCCGTTGGTGTGTGTTGAGTATTTCCAACTGATTTTATTTCTATTGATTTACCAGCATATGGGTCAGAACCTGGTCTTGGATATGAATGTATTGTAGCATCTGAATCTTGGTCACAAGTAAATGCGAATGATTCATCTTCCAATACTACACTTCTTCCAACTCCTAAACCATGTTGTCCAACAGTTACAATCATATCACCAGTCAATGCATTATAAGATGCAGATGTTGGAGTAAAGTATTTATTTGGACCCGATGCTCCTACATTAAATGTTAACGTAGTATCAGTTACAGAAGTAATTGGAATAGAACGAACTGCAAATGGGTCAATACCTACTCTTGGATAAGATTTAACCGATTGGTCATTATCCATATCACAAGTGAAAGCAAATGATTCTGGTGAAAGTATTATACCTTCTCCAACACTTAAACTATGCTTTCCAACAGTTGCAACGAAATCACCAGTTGATGGGTCATAAGATGCAGTTGTTGTGTTAAAGTTTATATTAGGACCGGATTTACCAACGTTTACACTTATGGTATTATCGGTTATTGAATTTATAGTTAATTGTTTATTATATGCGGGTTGTCCAACTGAAGGTAATTTGTGTTCAGTTCTATTTCCATCCATATCACAAGTGAATACGAATGATTCTGGCTTTAGGTAAATTCTATCACCAACATCTAAACCATGTTGAGAAATAGTCATTACAAACTCACCATCAGCTGGATTGTATGTTGCTGAAGTTGGTGTGAAAGAATCAACTCCACTTTTTAGAATACCAACTATTGTACTGAATCCTCCACTTACAATATTTCTATCAGAAACACTAGCATCCAATGATGAAGTGTATTGAGAATCAGTTGTTATTTTTATATTATCTTTAGTATTTACTACTTTTTCAAATTCACCTCTAGTTGGAACATAAACATATTCCTGTTCAGATGATAATGGTAAACTATCTACAATGTTTATTACACCACTAGCTGAAACATTTGTTGGATTCACATAATAAAGTGTATCAGGTGTATCTGCTAAAGGAGTAAATGTTATCGTACCAAATGTAATACCATTATTTATTAAACCAATACTTTCATATACATCATATGTAGTACCAGCAGTTGGTTTTGTTTTAATTAAGAATGGTGCATTAATTGTAGTATCTTCAAAACCTAAATCATTGATTGAGAAGTTATACATTTCATTTCTAACCAATGTTAAAGTTGGGTCTTTTTTAGAACCTAAGAAAGAACCAGTATCTTCACCACCTAATCTCCATCCTTCTCTACCATCAAAATATTTTAATTGGTCATCATTAATATAGAATGCAGTTGAATCATTTGGTAAAGTAATAACTTCGAAATAAGATGAAGAATTAGCTGAACCTGAGATTTCTTTACTTCCACTAATTCCATACTCAACAATATCGATTACAGTTCTAAATGATTCTGAAATCTCTGAAGCGATTGTGATTGATGCCGATATAGAAGATGTGTATTGTGAGTTATTAGTAAATTTAATATTATCATTTACATTTGATACAGCAACTATATCGTTTGGAAGTTTAGTTCCAATAGTTGTTGTTATTAAATTATCACCATAAGAATCTTTAGGAATACCAACTTGTGATATTGGTAATCCATTTGAAGCAGAACCAATTGTTTTATCAGTAGTTATAGAACTACCACTTTCAATAATTTTTGTTACTATTTCAAATGATGATGAAATAGATTGAACTTGAGCAGAACTTGCGGATATAGAGGATGTTATTAATGTAGTATTACTAACTAATTTAGGTTCATCCAATCTCCAATTAAAGTTTGGTGTGTTTCCAGCTATCGCAGATAATAATGAATCCTCACCCTGCTTTATAATATCTTCAACTATTCCAAAAGAAGAACTTACTTTAACTCTTTCAGTTTCACTACCAGAAATAGAAGATGATACATATTGTAATATATTACCTGCTCTTACTCTAGCATATGTGTTATTAATAACTTGAGGTGATTCAACTATTTCATTAACAATTACTTTATCAATAAATGATTTAGCATAAGATATACCATCAACAGTTTCATTTAATTGGTCTCCATTTACTTTAGAAGGAACTTCGTTATAATATAAACCAGCTCTAACTGATTTTTGGTTACCACCATAATATAAATCAGTTGCAACTGCATCTACAATATATCCAGTATCTCTTTTACATTTATCTCTTAGGTAAACTAAGTTAGGAAACTGAGTATCAATGAAGTTTACAGTTTCTTCTTGAATCAAACTTCTATTTTCAACAATTAAATCGTATGTTGATTGTATGATTGCTGATGCCGTTACAAATGTATCTTTAACAACTAATTTTTTAGATAAATCCCTTGCCCACTCTATACCATCTAATGTTGGTAATAGTTGTGTTGTTGTAGCAGTAGATGGATATAAGTAATAGAACTCACCAGCTATTCTACTTCGTTCATTACCACCATATCTTAAATCAGTTGCAACTGCGTTAATAACGTGTCCAACATCTCTTTTACATTTTACCTCATCATATTCAAATCCTCTCCAAGAAGATGATACAAATGAAATAACTTCGTTTTGTATAAATGATTTATTATTTACTAATAAGTCATATCCATTTTCTACATTGATAGATGGTTCTACATAAGTAATATCTCCTACTAAACTTTCAGCAAGTCCACCAGCATATCTAATAGCATCTAATGTTTCTTGTTTTTGTGAAGCTGTTGCTTCTGAAGGATATAGGTAATAGAAATTACCATTTAATACTGATTCTTCGTTACCACCATATAATAAATCATGTGCCGCTCCATTTACAATAAATCCAATATCTCTTTTACAAGTTTCTTCATTGTAATCGGATTCACTCCAAGAAGATGATAAGTAAGCAATTGTTTCATTTTGTATAAATGATAAGTTACCAATTAAAGTATCATATCCATTTTGATAATCAATTGATGGATTTTCAAATGAAGAACTTTGAACAATAGCAGGTGCGTAATCTGAACCTAATTCTAATATTCTGAAAACAGTTGCGAATGAAGAAGATACTTTGTTAGCAACTTCTGCACTTGATGAGATATCAGTATTATATTGAGGTGTTTCGGTTACCTTTATATTTGCAGCATTTGATGATGTAAGAGCAGGTAATGGATAATCTTCATTATTTAAACCATACTCTACTATCTGAAGTATTGTGTTAAAGTTTCTATTTATTGTATCTACTTCAGTTTGTGAGGTTGTATCTGAACCAGTATATGGATTATTACTTCCAACTTTAACCAACCCTTCAATATTATCCACTAAAGTATAACTAGCGGTTGCTCTTGCACCTAAAGATAATACTTGTTTAACTTTATCAAACCTATCATCAATTATATTTAATTCAGTTGATGTTGCTGATGTTGAACCTGTTGTTTGTGTTCCATTGGATATATTCCAAACTGAACCTGTGTTGTATCCTCTTGTTGCTGATTTAGCTAATAAAGATGGTATATTATTTATACCACTTGATACGATATTTGAAACCAATCTATATTCAGATTTAGCTTGTTCTGCAACAACATCCGAAGAATTGTTACTACTAAATTGTTGTAATTCATCAGTTACTTTAATACCTGCATTTGTATTTGGTACAAATTCAGGAATTGCAGTTAAACCATCTTCAATTGTATCAATAATAATTGTATAGTTATCTCTTACTCTATTGAATGCTTCTAAGTTACCACCACTACCAGTAATAAACCTAGAACCACTAGCATACATACCAAAATCACCAAACGATGTGTTTGAGTTTAGAAGTACTGCTTGTCCACCTTGTAGTACCTTTACTGAGTATGCTGAGAAGTTTGTAAAGAAGGATACCAACTGAATAAATCCTCTACCTACAACTTGACAACCAACTCCGTTTGGAGCAATCTGAGTATATGCATCCAATACCATTGAAGCAAGAGGTGAATCAGGATGAATTATATTTCCATCTACATTCAATCCACCACCACCAGCAGGAATTGCTTCGTACTTCTCTAAGAATGAGTTCTCCTGATTCGAAATCATCGAACAGTTCTGAACATAAGGAGATGTTGTAATAAATGAGTTTGGTGCGAATGCAATTGCGAAACCACTTCGAGAGTTATCTACTGATGGAAATACTCTTAATCCAGCAAATGTCATCTCTGAAAGATAACAACCACTATTTACCCAAAATAAATCTTCGTTTTCGTTTTTAGCTACAATCTTAGTTACCCTTAAACCAGCTCCCCAAACAGTTGTGTTTTTTGGAAGCTCGATTGGATTTTCTTCTAAGTAAGTACCAGCAGAAACTTCAATTCGGAAACCAGTAAATAAAGAACCAGTTGGTAAACCAAATCTACCATCATCTCCAGAAGTTGCTAATTCAGCAGCTCTCTTAACTGTTCTAACTGGGAATTGTTGTGTTCTACCATCATTTTTATCATTACCAGATGTTGAGGATACATAAATAGTAGCATCCATTGCTCCAAAATCTTCGGCTTTGATTCCACCAAATAATTGTGTATCTAATGATTCTAATGAAAAAGATGCAGTAGCATTTAAAGCTTGGTCACCAATTACGTTAAGAGGACCATCAATAGTAAGAGAACCAGTAAGTTCTACTGAACCAGTTATGGTAGATTTAATATCTGGGTCTGAGCCCATATTGAAACTCTCAGATACTAATAATGAACCAGAAATAGTTACATTCTGTGCGAATGAAGTATCTCTGATAAAATCTTTTATCTCCTCAACCTGCTTTCTTGATATTAATCTAGCCATTAGTTTATTCTATTTCTACTATTTTACCTTTAATTGTAAATGCATTTGTTGGTACTTCCAATGGTACTCTTGTGATATCTTCATTGAATATCATTCTAATTTCTTTCGAACCACTAGCGTATTGACCTGATAATAATTCAGTTCCCCCACCATCGTATAACTTTACATCATATTTAGTTCTATCTTGTTTTACTCCATAAAGAAATACATCTAAATAATCATATGCATTATCTACCTGTAAATCTTCATATGTAAATCTATATCCTTCTATATCTACTCTATCTAATAAATCACCATCATTATTACCATCTTTAGAACCTAAAAATAAAGTAAATAATTTTTGAGTATTGGAATCCAAAGATGATGATGTTGGAGTAAATTCGTTGATAAAAGTATCTTCGATTACTTCTAATACAAAATTTTTAAAAGATTGTCTATCTCTCTTTTTTACTGTATTACCTGCGTATATGTTTGGAACCTTTCTACTCATTAGTTAACTCGTTCAATATCACCTTTTATAAATATCCTATCATCAGTAGAGAAAGACCAAGGGTCTCCATTTCTATCTTCCAATGGGAAGTTTTCTTTTTTCATCTTCACATAAAAATCATTTCCAACTTGCTCGTAAACATAATCTTGACTTCTAACGAATAGTTCACCTTGAGAATCATCTGTTAATAAATACATAAAAACATCAAATCTTGCATGCGGTTTTCTTTTATCTTTAAGTCTTGAATCTAAAGTTTTAATTCTCATATTCTCAACTTTAAAAATCCAATAAAGTGGATGATAGAATTCATATCTATCACCATTTGGTTTATCGGATGGAACACCTTGAAATGTATTTGGTGCATTTACCTCTTTCATTATATTTTTTAAAGTAAAGATGTTCATAATTCAATAAATTTACCAGTTACCGATACTTCATCTTCAGTATCTAAAACATTAGTTAAAGGTCCTTCAGATTCAAATGCCTGAGTATTATCTAATTTAAATAATATTCTATTTTGAGTTCCATTGAATGTATATGTATATCCGTTTGGTGTTATAAACACTCCATTTATATAGATTCTAAACCAACCTTTAGTATCAAACGTACCCCTAAGTTCTTGTGGTAAGATAGGTAATTCTACATTATCTAAATAAAAATAAGAGAATTTATTTGTTACCCCATCTGCCGTTTCATCTGGGTATAAACTCTTATTGATATTTGCATCTTTGGAACCTCTAATTGCTACAAAATCTATAACGTTCTGATACTCATTATAAATATTAGGATTTGAGAATCTCATACCTGTTAAGTCAGTTTCTATACCCCATACAACTTTCTTCGGAGTGAATGATTTTTTAACAGTTGGTTTCTCATCATATGTTTCAGGAAGTAGGTAAGCGTTCACTACCATAGTGAAAGAAGTTCTAATGATTCTTTCTGAACCTTCTCCTACTTCTTGTTGATTATCAAACGAATCAATACGAGTTCTAAATTTGTACCCATCTTCATTTCCCCAATACCTATCAGTTGCATATTGAAATGCTTCAACTATGGTATTCATATGTTCGGTAAATGATGTCCAAATCATTACCTCATAAGTTACAGTTACATAATCAGGTACTGAAACTTCATATTGTTCAAATGCTT